ACTAAACAGGAGTAGGTTTAAATAAACTTATTTTCTATATTTCCATCTTTATCTTCACAAACGGCAACGAGTTTACTTCCACTATTCCAATAGTAAATTTTTTTGATCCTCAAATTTATATTCTCTGAATCAGCATCGACGGATACCAGGCAGTTACTATTTTGTATAAAGCACTACAACATTTAATTCTGTGTTTTTAAATTGATTGCCTTCGTAGTCAGTGACCAATATATAAGCATAAGAGTTGTATGAGTATAGCCTTGAGTAAATATTTTTATTTCCATCGGAAATATATGCTTTTGCATTAATAACGTTTTTTATTGACACTCCAGAAATTATATTATTTATGGGAATTACACCATCTTCATTTGTTGCTTTTTTGCCAACATAAGTCATCAGAGCCTTACTATTTAATTCATTAATCGCCCCCAGTACCGTCTTGTTGTTCGTCTGCAAGTTGCTGATGACCGCATTGGTCAGCTTTCCAACAATCCAGTTCCAGATTCCGCTGAATGGTGAAAGTTTGTTTGCTTTTGATGCAGCATCATAGAGCATTAAGGTATCTGCATCTTCTGGAGTTGCCTTTACTGTGTATTCATTAAATTTTGCCATATTAATTCTCCTTTTCTATATTGAACTTTTCATAGAGCTGATTAATTAGTTTCTCCTGTCGGTCAAGCTGTTCTTTCTGGCTTTTTATCATTGCAAACATTGCTGGAATCATGATACGCTCATTCCAGTCCTCAACAAGTCCGTTTTGATGCCGAGTAGCTTCCGGAAAGAATGCTTCTACATTCTCAGCAATAAACATCGGGATATATCTTCCTTCATTTTCGTCCCCTTTAACTAGATATCCCTCTTTATATTTCGCCCAAAGTGGTTTGATATTGTACCATTCTTCAATTTCTTGCTCTGAAATATCATTTCCAATATCTTTATAGCGTTTCGAGGATGAAGATTTCAGCATCAGCTGTTTGTATCCTGTACGTCCATCCCAACAAACAGTATTTGATGATGTCGTATACTCCATGTCTTCTATCTTTGGTGATTTTGTAAAAGATGCAGAATTAGTAACAGTTAAATCTCCAAATGTACCGGTATCAGCCGATACTTCTGTTGCACTAATATTAAGCTCTTCGGCAGTCCAGTCGATTCCCCACGCCGTTTCAACGTATTCAATGTCCGCAGTGCTGCTAAAGTATTTCTCGGCACTAACAGGATTTATTCCAGTATCTGAAAAACAAATTCCTGTATATTTCATGCGCGTAGAATTTTCTTCATAGCTTGTAAATGCAGTGTAGCCTGAGTAATCTATCAGTCCCTTCACGGTGCCTTTTTTATCTTTAATCTTTAGGTATCCGTTGCCGTTTTTGGTTCCACCTAGAATTGCGGCGTTTCCCATCAATGCGTCTAAACTGATGTACAGATGTCCATTCAAATAGTAGAGACCTTTAAATTCTCCGTCATTGGACAATATCTCAACAATCTGCTCCTGCGTAAGCATGCCAACGTCAACAGCAACCTGCCATGTCTGCTGATCGGCGATTTTAGTTCTTCCGGAATCCGTGTAAATTGTTGCACGTATCATTCCGTCAGCACCAAGAGAATAGCTATCTGGATTAATAGTTATTCCACTGGTCTGTACATTAAAGGCCAGTTTTGTCCATGTTTTCCCGGAATCTTTGCTGTATTCTACTACCCACCAGGTTTTAAAAGTTGCTTCGTCACCCTGTCCATCTCTGTAATACGCATGAACCTTGAATGGATTAGGAGTTATTTTCTTATCCTGTCCCATCATCAGGACTCCTGCGTTGGCTCTCAGGTAATACGTTCTTCCTGGAGGCCCGTCTTCTCCACGCATTCTCGCCCATGTATATTTCGCTGGGTCTGCACTGTCCGTCTTTTCGAAATCGGAATAATGACCAATGTAAATTCTATCTGTATCAGTTGTGGAAAAATCCACAGTTCCGTCAATACTATTTGCATAAGCGGTATGGATGTAAGAAGTTTCTCCGTTCTCTCCCGGAATGCCAATTCCATCCGCTCCGTCTTCGCCACGAAAACGGCTCCAAATGTAATCTTTCGGATTATCAGACGGTGTTTCTGTAGTTTTATTGTCCGCAATTCCAACATAGATTGCTTCTGTGACTGTATAGATTTCATCCCCGGCACTGTCCAGTATGGGACTTTCGGCGCTGTCCAGAAGTTTTACATAATCTGGGCTATCACTCATATCAGAGCCATCCGGCATGGATGCGTATTTTCTCCATGTATAAAGCTGTTTTCCGTTTTTCCCTGATTTCTGCTTGGAAATCGTAAATCTCTTCGTTATAGAAAGATTAATCAGGTACGTTGCCTTAATATCCACCCATCCATTGTCTGCACTCAAGCCTGTGACAGTGTAAGTATGCGTATCTACATCCCAAGAGCCGGTTACACTGTCTGATTTTGTAATGGTATAGCTACAATCATTTGTGATATCTGACGAGCCGTACATAACTTTCGCTGTAGTTGTCACTGTTGGAAATACCGGAATGTTTCCGTCTGCGTCAGATGTGATCGTCTGCATATCGTTCGACAGCTGGAATGTCATATTCTTGGCAGATGCAATATTGTTGTCCATTTTTGTCAGTTTATCCGGCAAAGAACTACCACCAATTACAACATTATCACCACTGATGATTACTTTTTTGGTGTCCATATCAACCTGGAAGATTATGTTTCCATCGCTATCTCTGACAGTCAGTGCGCCTGTGTCAATATAATCAGCATTGATACCATGTGCGTACAGAATTTTTGCTATCAAATCGCCTGTCAGAAAGAAACCGTAAGGATATGTTTTGCCACCATCATTGGATACGCCAATGGCTTCTGCTGTGAATTTAATTACATTTTTTGATTCTGCAAGTGTAGGCTTGTCATGCAGATATGTAATAGTACTGCCATCTTCCTGTGCGACTGATGTTTCATATAATCCAGAAGAATTTTTTAAGGTTTCTTCTAATTTCTTTACTGCTTTTTCTCTAGCTGATTGTTCTTTTTTAACAAGTCGTCTTGCCTCTACGATTGCCTTAGTGGATTCTGACTGGAACTTGCTCTGCCCTCTGATAGGGTCGTCGGCTTGAGTTTTTACAGTAGTCTTTCCATTAACGGAACAAGAAACGTCCGTCAGCGGAGTTATATATCTGTTCCATTTGCGATCATAAGTATATGCCATATCTCCAAACTCAATGAGTGGGTTATATACAAGTTCTCCCGACATGTTACGGAATTTAGCTCCAATTATGGAATCACCGATTTGAGCAGCTACCGTGTCCAAGTCCGAATCCGCAACAAGGTCGTTCTCCAATTCAAGAACATATCCTGTGCTTCCGTACATGGCTTCATTTTCTCTATTTTTTAGCTTGATTCCAGTAATCACAATATCATCACTAGAAACGGTTGGACTTGTAAAAAAGTCTTTGAGCTTTTCGGATGTGTCAGCTACTGATTCGATCAGTGTCAAGAATCCATCACTATCAATTGTCCAGTTCCCTGTCGGACTGATAAAACTTTCTGAGTCAATACTTGCGCCGCCTTTAAATGTTACATTTCCATCATCGTCCACTACTGCGTTGTAATCTTCTTGTACATTGGAAAAATCCCATCTGATAAATCGCAAGTATCCTCTGCTGTCCAGGCGAGCGTTCGCAGTCTCAAGCATTGCTGCCCATCCGAACAACTGACGAAACGTCATGTTTTCCGGAATCTCTGACACGATCAGATTTCCATGAGCCATGGAGACTTCTGACGGAATACCAAGAGTCTCACACGCATCTCTAACAAGAGTCTCTATTGACTGTGGCAGAACCAGATGAGATATATAAGTTGCGTTCGTTTTATACATATCGTCCAAAGCGGTAAAACTAAGGATTTCGCCATATTGTTCTGGTGTCGTAATTGTATAAATACCTTTATCAATGGTTTCGACTCTGTCTTCTGTCGCTGCTTTTGTTGCCAGAATCGCACCGCCACTCTGGTCAAGAATTGGCTCATAGTTTTCATCCAGCAATTCATCTGTTGTAGCCGAACTTGCTACAGAGGTCTGCATTTTAAGATACGCATGAACTTTTGCCATGTAGAAATTATAGTTTTTCCACTGGTCGGAAGTGTTGTCCAACTCCAATGTCATGGATTTACAAACAACGCAGCCAATCGGAAAGCTGCTACTTTCTGCACAATCGGAAAAGGTGCAGTTTTCGCCCATGATTTCATTTTTGACTGTTTTTACAGTTCCGTCAGGAAAGGTGATTTCCACTTCCTGCCAGACTCTTTCTCCGTCCTGTAGTTTTTGTTTGAACGCATCAGATACATTAATCAAGTGGATTCACCCCCTGCATGTTAAAAGATATTTTTGATACAAATTTTAAGTCTGGAGATATTTCTCCAATAGTTAGGCTTGCTTTTCCAACATAAAATGGGTCGGTTCTCCATGCCATGTGATAAAGCGACCAATGGTACAAATTGAAAGTTTTTCCTTTTGCAATAATTTTGAGAATTTTGTTTGCTTCTATAACTGGAACGTTTGATGCTTCATAGCTATACTGTTCGACTGTAAACAATGGAGTTAACAACGCTTTTCCGAACTGCGTACGGTTACTACCTTCTGAATAAGTTGTTTCGAGGTTATATCCCATATCTTTATCTGGCTGATAGATGGAAGCCCCATTCATCTTGTATCGTTCTGTTATGCCTTTTGGAATAGTTGCCACGCTTCCACCTCCTATGCCAGTTCAAACGGGTTTCTACCGCTTGTATCACGTCTTAACTTTGCTTCTTCGATAATTTCATCAAATACTGTTCTTCGGTTAATCTGAGCAGTAAAACGATAATTTCCACCACTCTGCTGTCCACCAGTTTCCTCACGAACAATTTTTCTGAGCAGTGCTTCTGGTGCTTCAATGTTATTACCCTGTTTCTGGTCTCCAAGGACAGCCAGAAATTCGCTTCTTGGTGGAATAACTGCACCTTTTGCCAGATATGGAATAGTCGGTACTCTTGGAAAGCTTGCGCTAAATCCGATCGTCTTAGAGCCGAATGGTGTAGGCACTTCCCACGGACCAAATGACATTGCAGATTCAATTCCACTGATCGCGCCGTTCACCGTACCGATTGCGCCATTTACGATACCGATAACTTTATTGAATATCTCTTTAACTTTGTTTTTAATACTCTCGAACGTATCAACAACCTTGTCTCTTGCACTTTTGAATTTATCAACGATTCCATCAACTATCCTCTTTACAACTTCTTTTATAGTGGACCATATAGCGTCCCACTTTTCTTTTGCACTTGATTTGATACCATTCCAGATAGAAACAATCTTTTCTGCCAAATCACTTAGTTTGGATTTTATTCCATCGACGAAAGCTATGGTTTTGTCTTTAATCCAACTCCATACCGCACCTGCAACTTCTTTTATTTTGTCCCAATTTTTGTACAGCAAAACACCAATCGCAATGCAAGCCGTTACTGCTGCTATAAAAATTCCACCCGGTCCGACAGCTGTCGCAATAGCTTTAATTCCTCCCATAATGCCACTAGAACCAGTCATAAGTGCAATAAGGCCTTTTATAAAACTCGCTACTGTCGTTATACTTCCTGCTATTCTTGATGCTAGCCCTGCAATTTTCGCTGCCGCGAACGCTCCGATTAGAGCTGCACCGAATGCTTCAATAATTAATTGATGATTCGCAAAGAATCCGGCCAAATCCGATACCAGATTGATTACTGTCGGAATTCCGTTCTCAATCAGCCATTTGAGCATTGGGAGAACAATATTGTTATAGATCCATTCAAGAACATTTCCGATGGATTCTAAAATTGGAGCAAATGTACTTGTTAGATTACTGATAGATTCCAGTAGAGGATAGAAATTAAGGTTCGCCGCCCATGTTGCTGTATCCTCTGCGATTTTTTCAACAAACTGCATAACCACCACAAGGGCGTCTGCAATGTTCTGTATGATCTGCGTTCCAACATTGTTCTTATTCCACGCATCCGCAAAACCGGATGCAATATTCCCGATAGTTTTAAGCACGTTCTGAGCAATCCTCAGCATGGTCGTAAGCATCGTTGTGCCTGTGCCATTTGTCCAGACCTCTACAAGGCTTTTACCTACACTTACAGCGAGCTTTTTGAGTCCATCAAGTGCGACTTTTGCTGCATTAATGGTATTCTTACCCTCTTTTTTCCATGCGTCCTGGAATGGTTTCCAGAGTTTCTTGAGCAGGTCAGCAAGTTTCTTTGCGGAATCGCTAATCTTGTCAAGTGCGGTTTCGCCTTCTGCGAGATTGCCGTAGTCCACATTACCAACTGAACTCGGAAGACCGCTGTTACCTGCTCCACCACTTCCACCAGATGAAGATGGTGTGGAAGATGAATTGCTGCCAGTAGATGTGGCTTTGTGAACTTCATCAAGTGACGAAAGATAGTTTTTTGTTTCCTTATTCGCTTTTTTTGTGGCTTTTGCATTGTCGTTCGTGGCATCTGCAAGTTTCTCTGCATTATCGGCTGCCTGTCCATACTGATCTGCCGTGTCTGCAACTGTATCCGTTCCGGCAAGCCCTGCGCCGCTTCCACCTGTCTGGCCTGATGATTTCTTGCCAGTGATAAGCTCCGTAAATGACTTGAATGCATTCGCCAGAGTCGCCAGTTTACCGAGAAGAATATTGATTACTTTCAGAACAGGTGTAAAAATATTAATCAGCCCTTGTCCGACTGTTGCCTTGAGGGACTGCAACTGCAACTGCATCACTCGCACCTGGTTCGCCCAGCTGTCAGAAGTACGAATGAAGTCACCAGATGCGGCTGATAACTGTTCCTGCACAAAAGCAAAGCGGAGAGCAACTTTCTCCTGTTCAGTCATTGCAGATGTGGTCTTGCCGTAGCCATTTGCAAGTGCATATTGGTCAAGTGCCGACTGGGTCATTACCACGCCGAGGTCCTTGAGTGTTTCCGTTTCGCCCGTAAACACTGATTTCAGCTTAATATAAGCCAAGTCCTGACTGATGTTATAGAATGATGCTACGTCACCAGTCAACTGTGTTAGAGCCGTTGACATGTCGTAAGCCTGTGCTTCTGAGAATCCGAACGACTTAGACATTGCTCCGAACGTACCGACATACCTTTTTGCCATGGTTTCTGACAGTCCGGCTGAGGTCATGGCATTCTTTGCGAATTCGTTCACCTTATCCGACATGGTGGTAAATGTAACATCGACCACGTTCTGCACTTCTGCGAGGTCAGAGCCAAGTTCCACGCACTCTTTTCCAAACTGTACCAATTTACCAACAGCAAAAGCCCCACCAATTAACAGACCGATTTTTTTTACAGCACTTCCAAGGCCGTTAAATGACTGTTTTATAGCTGATACGCCATTTTGGACACCGGTTGTATCCATTCTGGTATCAATAATGACTGAGCCATCAGCAGCCATGCGTCCACCTCCTAACTATTTGAGGTTTAACATCTCATTCAGCGCATCTTTATACGCTTGCTCTTCTTCGCTGAGACGTGTTTTTATATCAATAATGTTCTTGTTTTCTTGATAGAATTTCTTTTCCCATTTATCAAGCTTTTCGCCCTTTGCTTTTTTCGACCGGATTCCAACGACCGTGTTGAACAGACATTCACCGGATTCCATGAAATATCCGAAGAATGTCCACCAGTGCATATACGGCACCGATCTGATTTCTTTACCAGTGACCTTGTTTACCGCCGGAACGATCATATCGCCATCCTGTTCCCAGTCCATCAAACGGGGTCTTGGGTGGTTTGGATTATCGTCTAACTGTCCGCAGTCGATGAATTCTGATGCTTTTTGACAGGCTTCAGATAAGTGTTCCGGCGGAATACTCTGCCAGTCCTCAAACAGAATCTGCAACATAACAACTGCTTTCGCCTGCTCGTCCAGTTCCGGGTCGTTCATAGCAATGAGAACGTCGATGATTGCTCGAAAATCCGTTCTAATAGAAAAATCCACCCCACTTATGTTAAGCGAGGTGGGTAACTCATAGGCGGTCATTTTGTGTATTTCTCCGTATACTTATTGACTGCTGCCTGCATTTTCTTCTTTCTCTTTTCGATTTCTGGTGCGATTGCTTCTGCAATTTTATCCAGAACGATATAGGCAAACACCTGACCATTTCCAAACACAGTTGTTGCGGTAATTGGTTCTTTGAACAAATCCTTAGATGCTTCGTATCCGAGCATATAATTGATTTTGTCCTCAATCTGCTTATTAATCTCCGCCATTTCTTTGCTAGAAGAAACATTTTTAACAGATTCCTGAGCCTGTTCAAAGAAAGTTTCCAATTCTTCCGCTCTTGCCGCAACGTTAATGTCGGTAGGATTCAGCTTAAATGAAGAAAATACTTCTCCCTGTTTGTTTGTGAATGTAAAAAGAAGAAATCCATCATCAATGTTTGTATTAATTGTTTTTGCCATTTTCTACACCCTCCTAAAAATTATTCGCTGTCAGCTGTGAATGAGCCGGAAGTAATGTCAAATTTACCTTTGACGCGCTCTCCAACGTAATTAACTGTGAACGGAATCTGATAGCCAGATGTGTCTCCACCGTAGGATGTCGGCACAACGTAGCAATCCTGCTGATATGCTTCATACTTGCCTGCTGTGGCTTCTGTCCAGAGATGAACCTCAACTGCTTTTGTTTTGAGGTTATCGTCTTTGAGACGTCCATCTACGATCTTCTGTAACGCTCCGAACAGATCAGACGTGGTGTCTGCATAAAATGGATCAGCATCAGAAGATACCTCATAGCCGTTATGTTTAAATGTGGATTCTCCAAGAATATTTTTAGATGTTTCGGTATCCGGGTTGAGTTCGATGTTGTACTCTTCCAGATCCTTTCCAAGACGCTCATATTTCGGTGTCAGCCCTCCGCAGAGGGAACCTGCGTCAATGTAATGAGCCATATATTTACGGTCAATCTTGCCTGTAACTGCCATAGAAATGTCCTTTCTGCCTATAACTTTTAAAAGGCTGTGTAGGTTAGCGACTATCTCCGATTGATAGCCGGTTGTTACTTGTTATATTACTTCATAAGTGTTTTCGTAGCGTACTGATAATGGTAATAGCCAGTCCTGCACGCCACTCTCCTGTGGCTCTAAACCATAGGAATTATCACGGGTTATACGTTTTATCACTCGCCCCTGTGAAAGCTCAGGAAACGTGTTTAAGCGTGTCTCAGAGTCATTTATGATAACTGGTTCTCGACATATCCATTTACCGAGATTATCCAGGAACTTCTGAACAGATAACTTCTGCCGTTCCTTGTCGGATGCTGTTCGGTACACTACATAAAATGGGTACTGACAAATTTGGTGCATTATTCCGCAAACATCTTCTTTTTCTGAATAGATCAAAGCTCCGTTGTCTGCCGAGAAAGCGATTCCGGAATCTTTGCCGAGTTCCTCAAATTTGATTGTTTCATTTTCGTATAGTCCCGGATACTGGTTCAGAAGTGCTTTCATGGCATCTGTCAAAATCTCATATCCGGTTGCATCTTTTCCGATAGGTTTATCTGCCATGTCTGCCACCTCCTGCCTGTGCTTTTACTTTGCGAATCCATGTACTGCCGTATTGCCGTTTAGCGGCGTCAAACCACTTTGCCTGTGCCCGTGGGTGAGCCTGTTTGGTGTATTCAAGATTTTCCTTTGCGGCTGTCTGACCAGAGAACTGACTGACAAGGACTTTCTTCGCATACTGCCGAGCGTAAGGACTTCCGGTCAGCTCGTCCACCATCGTTTTTCCCATATAGAGGAATCTGCCATAAGGCTCTGCCGCCGCACAAACAAAGCCTGTGCCTTGCATAGAGGAACTTCTTGCCCTTGTCTTATTGATAAAGTCTCCTGAAATCATCGGCATAAACGGAACCATACTGTCCATGACCATTCCATCAAGGAGATACTGAGCTTCTTGATACTGTCTGGAGAATCTGTCCATATTCAGTTTAATTTTCATATCTCCATCGACTACGGAGAACCCTTTAAAATGATGAATCTTGCTCATATTACTTACCCAGAATCTCAAAATGTGGAATCAGTGTATATGGACCACCTACACTGGTAATCTTGAACACGTTATCCTTGTTCTTGTTCATGTACTGATAGAATCCGTTTCGATAATCACCATCAGATACCGTTCCACCAGTCCACTCACCCTCCCAGAAGAACGATTCATCTGAGAATGTAATAGTATCCTCCAGAGCGTTGTTAATCTGCCTTTTCCACTCCTTAGGCGGTACATATGGGAGAATCTTGCCATCCTTGTCAATAATGGTTATATCACCGTTCTGGACAGTATAACGAACGTGTAACTGTGCGTTGTCAGTTACATCTGGTCCGTACTTTTTGAGTATCGCTCCCTTATCCGTAATGAGGTCAACGCCGGATAAAACATGAGGATACCAGTACGCATCTCTTGTTGTTGGACTCTCATAATAATTGAAAATCGTCACTGTTTTTTCGTACATGATACCCTCCTATCCTTCACATATTGCTTTTGAAAATCTATCAGAGAATGATTTTATTCGGACAATATTGCCTTTACACTCTTCTGGCATTTTCCCGTAAAAGATAATGCTTTCTGGGTGCAATTTCTCAATCATGGCATTGTAACCAGAAAGAAACAGTTCTTTCTTTTTCTTTCCATTCATGCAACCAACAGAAGATACTGCCACCGTTCCGCCCTCTGGTTCTCCATCGAAACACCAATCGTAAGAATCCGGTGTGCTCCATGATATTGTTGGAATCACATGGCATCCGTTTTCTTGCAGGTACGCCCCAATCCAGTGCTTGCGATAATGGTTATATATCTGGATAGCTTTAGGGAAATCGGTGTAGGTACTAAAATCCGGTGTCAGAACATACCGGAATTGGCTCAGCTTATCAACATATCTGTCTGGATTCCTCCATAATGCGTCAAACTGGTAATCATCCAGGAAGAAATGAACCGCTTTCCCTTCTGGATTACTGCATTTACCTCTTGCGTAATTGAATCCGACAAACTCGCAGTTACCCTCGAATAATTCCGGTTCTAACTGCGGTATGCCGTATTCACCAACGCCGGGAAAGATACGGCGGTTTAGATTTTCGTATGCGATACTGGTTGACTTGTTTGCCATTACAATATTCCTTTGAACTTAATTTTTCGGATTAATAACCTCGTTCTGCGTCTTTCTGTCATCAGTGCCTTTTCATCTCCAGCATCTTTCACTCCAGAAGCAATCCTGTCTAATTCAGCAGTTATATTTTTGTCATGATCCCTTAATCCTTTAAATACTGTTTCTACTTTTTTTCTCGTATTCGCTTCATTAACTGCTTTTTCAAGCGAATCAGTTCTTTGGGCAAAACCTCTATAATCCCATTTTCTGGAATTATTATTTGATTTTTCCTTCCTGGGAAAAGTAACTACTTTAGAATTTGCTGTGAATCCGCTACTTCCGCCACGCCCACCCATAAAATCACTCTTTCTGCACTGTCTGCTTAATAATCTGATTCACGCCGGTAGCTGACAATCCATTAAACATACCGACTGCAACCGCCGTGATGTAATCCGTTGCCGGGAAATCCGGGATAATTCCCATTCCGACTGCTCCAAGAATCCCACCAATAACCGCCATGATCACTGGAATCCATTCATCAGAGATTCTTTTTGATGCCTTACAGCCCATTCCCACGATGTAGCAGATCATAACGATTGCCACACATGAGCCTAATGTTGAAATGTCCATCATTCAGATACCTCCTCATAAGTTTTTTCAAAAATATCCGGCTTGCACGGATAAAGTTCTCCGTTTACACCCTGGATAACATAGTCTCCAACAGAAACATGATGTGTTCCCTCTAATGTTTCGATATACAGCTCACACGGAGGTAAATCACAAGTTTCTGCGCCGTAATACATAATGCCTTTTTTATAAGCTTCTTGCGCCCAAAACGGAACGTAAAACAAGCCGTTCCGGTCTTTCAGATCACCATCATATTTAAATGCTTCAATGATAACAGGCTTTTTTCTAAACTTCATATTCACACTCCTGCATACAATACTGGTATTCCATCATCCGTCCTTACTCCCATCAGAAGCGGTAAAGCTGTCTTAAGAAGTAAGTCGTTCGTTTTCTGTACGTCCCCAGCGGCGGCATACACCGCACTCCATTCCTTTGCACTTACTCCAATCTGCTGAGGTGTTGCGTAAGAGATGGATTCACTGCCAGATGATACAGATGTTACAATGCCTGTCGTGCTACCACCAGACCCGATTGCGGTTGACGTACCGCTCACAGCGGCATTGGTAGCATTCTTCTCAGCAAGCTCAATCTGATACATTAATTCAGCCAGTGAACAGACCGCCTTTTTAATACGTTTCTGTGAACGCTTATCAGCTGGCAGTCCGTCCACCAGCCTGTCGGATGTCATTAAATCTACAAAATCACTGGCTCTTTCTGCTAGTCGTGGAAAGTCGGTTTCTGGCACGACATTGCCGAATGATTCTGTATAGAATTTATAATCTGCGTAAGCCATGCCAGCTGCCTCCTACGTTTATGATTTTGCTGTTACGGTCGCATGTCCGGCGCTCAACGCCTTATAGGTACTGTCGCACTCAACCACTGTGATTACCTGTCCTGTTGTTGCTGTAATGTCGGATTCTCCATCCCATGCGCTCCAGTTCTTCACGTTCTGTCCATAGTCTACGGTAGTCTCAGAAGATGCGACTTTGTACTTGTACACATTTCCTGCGCTTGCTTTTGTCGGAGTAACAGTCACTTTTGTATCTCCGCTCTTACTTCCTGCTGCGGAGTTTACAGTGAGAGTTCCAAGTGTCTGAGTTGTGTTGATAGTTCCGACAGCAACAGCGTCAATATATTCTGCAAAGAGGGTAAGTCCCATGATTGCGAATGATTCAGACACTGCTGTGTGGTAATTACCCTGTGTATGGAATCCGATCAGATTTGTTTCACCGGATACAGTATATATAAGACCCGCTCTTGCGAAATCAGATTCGTTCGGATCCACGTAGTAAAGAACGATGTTCTCAACAGGTGTGGCGATTACTGTTCCTCTCGGAATCTCGCTGTCAGATAACAGGAAGATTGTTTTAAATCCCAGGAAGTCTTTCACATACTGGAAGCCGAACTGGTTCTGAATAGAAATCTCAGCTGCTCCGATATACTCGTACACGTCCAGAATATTTACAAATCCAACAACACCAGTCACATTTCTGTGCATCTGCTTGAATTTGTTTTCTACACGGCCTTTAGCCATTGCCAGAGCCATCTGGAAAGTGGTTTCTGTGAATGAGAGAGTACCTGTTTTCAGATAGTTGTAAAATCTTTCAGTAACATTGGTCTGAAGCTGGAAGAGGAATTCATCATCGGTCATCTGAACAGCGTTCTCGTAACCGTGATCTTTGATTGCTTCGATAGATACAGCCTTTGCGTATTTCTCGATAGTCATTTCTGCATAGGGTTTTTCTTTTACAACGAATTTGCTGTAAGGGATTTCCTCACCCTCGCCAACATTTCCATTCTGTAATGTACCCTCTGCATATTTTGATTTAAGAACCGCTCCGGGTGTCTTTTTGATTGGACGCATGATGCCAAGGATTTCACGTAAGTGTTCCCAGTTTCTTTCGAATCTGGTAACAAAATCAATCTCACGTGCTGTGACCTGAATATCATTTGTCATAATAAGATTAGCTTTTGCTGTCATAAAAAAATCCTTTCTACCCATAACTATTAAGGTATTGGGTTAGCGGCTATACTCTGGCGTATAGTCGGTATAAAAATCACTGGAATAACTGGATATTCTGAGCAATTGCAGCCTGTCTCTCGGACGGGTCTTTGATTGCTTCGATATCTTTCTTTGTCATGTTTCCCGGTGTCTGCTGATGTCCAATCCGCGCTGTTGCAAATCTCGCCTGTTGCTGCTGGGCCTGCTGCTGAGATTCATCTACAAATGTATCAGGTTCATCCTGTTTCATCTGTTCAAGTAAATCATTAAGTCCAAGAATCTTTCCGTCCTTAAGCTTAAGACCAGCTGATTTGATATCAGCAGTAACAGATCTTTTAGCTGCTGGAGATGAAAAATTAACATTTTCCAATGCAGTTTTAAGAGCATCGTCAAAATCTCTTTCGTAGATCTTCGCATTGAATTCCTTCTCTGCGTCCTCAGCTTTCTTCTTCCATCCAGCAAGCTCTGTCTGAATGTTCGCCGGGTCGATACCGTCAAAGCCTTTTAAGGTTTCTTCTGCTGTCTCGGCACGTTCTTTCCAGTCATCACGTTCACCCTCGACTTTTGACAGGGTTTTCACTACTTCTTTAGCATTTTTATAATGCTCAGAGAGTGCCTTTTTCACATCTGCCTGTTTGTCCTCCGGGATTTCAATTCCAAATGATTTTAATGTGTCAATAAGTTTCTGCATATATATCCTCCTGGTCGTGTTTATTGACCTGCCGCCGCAGGTAAGTGGATTTAGCCAGTTAGACCACTGGCAGGGTAGCTGGAATAACAGGAATCGAACCTGTGACACTCTGATTAACAGTCAGATGCTCTACCAACTGAGCTATATCCCATTAACCCGGATTCCCGAGTTAGCAAGGTATTTTACGTGCTATGCCTAAACACGAGACGTTTCGGGCTACGTCAACACCGCCTATACGGTCGTGCACCTCTGCACGGGTTGAATTCCACTGTTCAGTTATATGCTCACAAGGAGTGTATGCCGCCATGCACTAACGGCAATGGTACGCGTCGGAAATTGCATCCGCTTTTCAACCTCCAGATTCTGCCTGAACCTGTTTCTGTTAAGGACACGCACCCAAGAAAGGAGGAATCAATGAAAAATGTCTATGTCAAGTGGCTGTAACCACTTACGAATCTTCCCTATGAATACATTTTACCACAGAACCTCCAAAAAGTTGTGGTACATGTTTTAGCTAATTAGAGCATATCCCGGAGTTTTTCCACGTATCTTTTGACAAGATCACGTTCCTCCCGGCACTCTGCGTCCTTGGACATATCGCTCATTTCTGTAGTGAGTTCGTCCAGATGTTCTTCTAGAGCGGCGAGCATCTTTCTTTTGCAGTCCTCAGACTTGCCGGAACGATAGCTTTGTTTCTGCGTCATGTAGTCATCGTAAGCGTCTCTCCCATCAGAACGGCTGTAATGCCCTCTGACATAATGCTCACCACGTCTGGCATAAGAACTACCCCTGTCGTAATCCGGCATCATTCTGCCATCATTTGCGCTGTATCTCCCCATGCTGTCGCGCTTTCTTCCACGTTCGCTGTAATCGTCATTGTAGCCACCACGCATCTCATCAAGGACAGTATTGTAATATTCCACTTTCTTGTCCCAGTACTGCGTATTCTTGATATCTTTATACATATCAATCAGCTTGTATGTCATTTCCAGATTTCCGGTGGTCAGCCCACTGTCAGCAATTTTGGACAGTTCGTCTTCAATTCTTGCACATAAGTCTTTAATGTCTCTCATAATCACACCTCCTATGCTTCTCTGGTCACAACAATGTTTGCGTTCGCAACAGAAATAGCCTGATCGCTTGTGTTCTCTACTGCGATATTAACGCAGCATCCACGAGGTACATCAATATAGATACCAGAGGACACATTGTTGTACTGATCTACTGCTGCCGGTGTGGAAATCATCTGAGAAGAAAGAACAGGTTCACCAGAGATTGCAATAGCCAGAGAGATAGCCCCGACAGTACCACCTGTTGGAATTGCGATATTGCCAGAGAAATCCACGAAGAATCTAGCTTTGCACTGATTAGTCAGTCCTCTCAGGGTGATGATTCCACTTCCCTCCCTGTGTTGAATGCAGTTAGAACCTTTGACTGCTGTGTTTGAAAATACTACGTTTCCATTTGCTGCTACAGTCTGAGCAGCTACATTTGTAAATTCTGCCATAATTTTACTCCTTTCATATTACAAAAGGACAGGTCTCAGCCTGCCCCTCTGTGTAATACGGCATAAGCCGACATCCGAATCAATCGAAAGATACTCTCGATATGAAGTTGTTAACAATTACATCCGGTGTTGTATCCGCATCCGTAATATGTGTTCGGATTAGGAACCTGATATGCCGGAATCGGTGCTGGATTAATCGCATTAATAAGCTGCTGTGTCTGAGAAGCCATTGCAGTTGTGAGAAGCGCACTCTGGCGATCCTGAGAAGCGGCACGTCTGAGGTCGTTATTTTCAGCCTGGAGATTGGATATCTTCTCGTTGCACAGGTAATCAAGGATTGCCCTTGTTCCGGCGTTCTGGCTGTCGATAATGTCTCTTGTGTTACTGTTCATGGTGTTCTGCAATGCACAGGTATTCTGTGCCATGTTGTAGTTTATGCCCTGGATTGCTTCTCTGGTTTCGCAGCAGCAGTTTGCAAGCTACGCCTGGAGTGCATTGGTATTCTGCATATTTGCTACAGTGTCAGCGTTAATAGCCTGCTGGATACCGAAACCAGTCTGCATGATGTTGGTGTTGATTCCATTAAATCCGGTAAGCATACCGTTGTTTACTGCGTAGAATCCATCACAGATACCGTTGTTGATTCCGTCAAGCTTGCTGATTACTGCAGAATTGTCAAATCCCCTCTGAATATCTGCCTGAGTAGCCGCCGTGGCTGCATATCCACCGCCGTTGCCGTTATTGCCCCAGCCATTGTTTTCCCATCCGCAGAATGCGAACAAGAAAAGCACGATAAGCCACCATGCACCATCTCCACCAAACATTCCATCATTTCTGTTGTTCCCGGTCAAAAGAGCAACGTCTGATGCTGTTAAATTTCCATCCATAGTTATAATCTCCTTTTTGTGTATTTACATTAATCTGGCCAGATTGTAATGTACTATTTCATTCCTTTCAACAGATTCTGAAACTGCCCTGCCATCTGCTGGACCTGATTAAGTTGCTGTTGAGAAATTCTCCCAGACTGCAACATCTTCTGAACTTCTGCTTTTGGGTCTCCCTTAAAATTCTGCTTAAACTGCATAAACTGCTGTATCATCTGCATTGGTCCATTTCCCTGTGGCATCCCACCGCCAAGCGCGTTAAATAATGGATTACTCATCTGCGTTTCCTCCCTTGACTGCTGATTCCTGTACGGTATTAGCCCTAACAGGTTCAGAAAAAGAATTTAATCGGTTTATGATAGCTTCGTATTTGCCCTTTAAATCGTTATATTCCTGTCTGGTGACGTATTTACTGTCCATGTTCTGAACGGGCTGTTTAGGCGGCATCTGAGTGCCTACCTCGTGGTACTCAAACGTCCGTAATGGCTGTGGCATACCGGAAACGTCCGTGGATTTTATGTAGAATTTTTCACTCTCACTGTCCATCAGTAAAACACTTGTTCCGGGTGCTACCAGATAGGATTTTGCACCGACTTCGCCAGATACCCACAGGATGCCATTGTTATTCTGTTGGGGTTGCTGTACTGGTTGAGCTGGCATCTGGACAGGTTGCTGTTGGAACTGGTTCATCTGCCCAGGAACGCCAAAGCTATATTGATAAGGATTGTTATATAATGCCATATTATACACCGCCTTTCTGATTATATTTTTACATAAAAAAAGAACCGGAAACAGGTCGTTTCTGGCTCTAATTAGTATCCAAAAAGTATCAGCACACTTTGATTATTTTATTGTTCACCCGTCGGCTCAATCATTTCGCCGTAGATATGCTCACATTCATCTGTTCAGCGCAGTATTCGAGCGTATATTCCTTGCATCTCAACCGGAACAATCTTTCTTCGTCCGGTGTGAAATTACACTCTATCAAGAATCTGTCTATATCTTTCTTAGTGAATACATATAACTTCATGAGCATACCTCTTATTAATTCAATTAACGCTGATTCTGCGCAAGATAATTTGTAAGCTTCTGTTTTGTTTTTTTTAATTCCTCAACATTATTCCCACTGATCTGACTATCCAACATGGTTGATAGTACTTCCAGAATCAATGAATCACGCTCCGCGATCCTCTGAAGACTCTCAAAGTCACGCTTATCATGTTCTTCCAGTGTTTCAACTCGCTTGTTGAGTCGAAATGCCGGAGTAATCCACTTAAGAATTACGGCCACCGCTCCTCCGACAATAGACACTCCTCCGCAAATTGAGAGGAATACTTGTACAAATTCTGATATGCTCATTTAGCTACTCCTTTTCCCAGTAGTATACCGGGATCTCATTACCACTATCCCATGTATCGTAATATTTACCATTCTGTACCGTCACTGCATGGCCATCTATGCATAAAATGTATGTACCTGTCGGATGGTCTGCGCAAAAATCATTGACTGTATAGATATACCGTTCTGATTGCTCAATCAGTTTGCGTCTGTACCCATGTTTGTAAAGGTACGCTCCCCAAACGTAATTAGCTGATGGCATATCTGACAGAGTACACGCCTGTACCATCAGTCCGGTAAAAACCGTTTCCCAATCAAGCCCGGTTGCCTTACATATTGCCCGGACAACGCAATCTCCCGTTCTCTTGTCCTTAACAGGATTAGGATTGAAATATTCCCATCTATCCATCAGTCAATCCCCTTTGCTGTTTTATATCTCTTTGCCGCTCCTCTGGCTTTTGCGGCATTCTGGCGGTTCCACTTCGCTATCATGAGCCGGTCTTGCAGTTCCCTCAGGTCGTTCTGCTTACAGTAATCTTTATATGCAGCATTTTGTTTCTGCAAAAGATAAGACTTCCGGTCAAGGTCTTGTTGTAATGCGAATTTCGCCTTTTTATTCGGTGCATTGTCAACTCCTGCTTGGAGTCCAAGAACCTCTCTCTTCGTTTTGCGGATTCTTCGCTCATAAGTACGTTGTCGTTGTTCTTTTTCGTACTGTTTCCCTTTATTGGCTTTATCCTGTGCTGATAGTTCTTCATAGGGATTCGGCATTCCTTCCGCCCAAACCGAAAAATGATGTCTGCAATTCACTCCACATATTCCATCAGCTTCGCCATAATGACAATTTTCAATAAAATCTGGATATTGGCTTGCTTTTTGTTCTGACATTTTACGGTATTCTGATGTATCTTGCCCCTTGAAGAACTCCGGCTTAATTTCTTTTAATTTTTCCCAATCTATAGAAAATACCTGTCCTTGCCATACTTCATGACTTGGGCGACTTCCTATATGTGCCGATGTCAGTACTAAACCATACCCCATTTCTTTCATTCTTGCTAACTGAATATCAGCACACGCCTGAGCCACACCAGTTCTGACAGAACGTGCGACTGCTGTTTCAATCGTGTCTTTTCTGCCAGATGGATATGTGACCGTAACACCATCACTCACAACGTTATTAACTGCTTCTTTGATGGCTTGCGTATAGCCAACTGCTCCAGTCATCACATGGTTATATGCAAGGTCACATTGTTCGATATAGAGTCTCTGAGCGGCACTCGCAGTTGTTCTTGTGAAATTCTTCCACTCTCCCATAGTCGCAAGCATATTTCGCTCCATGAGTCTTATCATAGTTGGGGACTGTTCGAGCGGTACAGGGCTTAATCCTGCCGCCTTGTATATCTTATCATCATAATCGAGGGCAGTGATTCCGGCATCCTCAAACGCTTCAAGAAGCTCCTGCTGTTCGCGTTTGGTATATCTGGATAATTCTGCCAGAATGTCCTCTAGCAGTTCACCAGATTCCTGTAGCGTTCTGATTCTCCACGCATCGGCATTGGTCAGAATATAGTCCTCACCTCTGCCGATTCTTGCCACCATTCTCGGCACGATCTCAGAGATGATATACTGATGCAGTTCTTCGGCAATTTGTTCACTGCCCTCTGTAATTTGCCGTAAATATTCTGGACTAAGCATAGTATATCACCTCTTTCGTCAAAAGTCGTGGTACATGTTTTGAATTTTACTGGTTAACTAAAGTCCTCTTTAGTTAATTAGTAATGTAACATACTTCATTACTTTAATACAAATCATCGATCAACAACGCATTTGTGCAAACAAAATGTACTCCATTTTTTGCAAACTCTTTTGCTACAGATTTTTCATCTGTTGTACCAACGCCTACTTGGATATTGTTTGACAACGCTTTAGAAACGCCATTTGAAGTAAGTTTCTCAACTGTAGAACCTATATAAACAGCATTACTATTTGTTTTAAGATTGATTGCTATATTTATTGCATCCTCATCTATATCCCTATCTACATTTACAAAAAAATTAGTAAAATCACATAGACTGTGTATATATGTTAAAAACGAATGCTCAAAAGAATTCCATACAACCTTATCAAGCATTCCCAATTTACTTGCCACATTATACGCGCCTTTTATCCAACTATTGTCGTAGCCTCTTTTTAATTCGATAATAGGTTGTACCGATTTTACCTTACAGAAATACAAGAAATCTTCAAGTGTGCATATTTCCGTTCCTTTATATTTCACATCTTTCCAAATTCCAAAATCATATTGTTTAACATCGTTATAAGTAATAGTAGAAATATTAACAGTTTCTGGCAACATGTTTCCATTTTTGTCCCTAGCAGTTCTATTAATATTAATATCATGAGATAAAACTGGTATTCTATCAGATGTATAAACAACATCAGTCTCAATACACCTACAGCCATTTTTATATGCCAATTCAAAAGCTGGCATTGTATTTTCTGGAGCAATACTTGAATATCCTCGATGAGCCATTATAACAGTATAATCATTAAAATTATTTACCGGTTTTTTACCAATTAATTCATCTATAAGATGTCTATTGCCTTCTATGCCACTATATGATGCAACATATTTTTCTGTAATTAATTCTATATCATTTTCTTTATATTCCTCCATAGTATCTTTCAATAATAGTCTATACTTAGTGCCTTTGCTTACTGATACTTCATAGTTCCACCCACTATCATATAAAAAATTACCATTTTCATCATAAGAATGATATGCTAAAACAAATCTATCTTCCAACGACCTAAAAGTGGTATCATAATATGCACAAGAAATATCTTTGCTTCTAAATCTTGATGCAGATGTTGAAACTGGAATACCGTTTGATAAAGTTCCATATACAAATTTCATGTAATTCTTTAATATATCATTTCTGTAAGTTAAATTTATCAATTCCCATTCATATGTTATTGCGCTTAAATATTCGTGAACATCAGCAATTCCAGTTGTAATTCCTGTTTTTAAAATAGTCACCGAAAACTTTGTATTTGCCGTTATTACTTTTCTATTTTTTATAAACGAATCTTTTTTTATAAAACTACCATCGTTATCATACCAAGAAAAAGCAACTTGAAATCCATCTTTAATATATAATATTAAATTTGTATCATAGGAAATGGGATGTTTATTCGATACCTGATAAATATAATCACGTTCATATTCACCAGTAGTACCTTTGATATTACCAACGTCAAATTCTCCTTTTAAAATACATGTACCATTCTCTAAGTTAACTAAATCTTCCTTTAGTGACTTAACTACGTCACCAGTTACTTTCGCATCAGCAAAGCCACCGTCTACGGATAGGGTTTTGTCTGATGCGTATTCCGGCGTAATTCCTTCTCTTGCAAACGTTCTTTTTTTTCCATCTGCTGTGATTATTCCCTTGAACGTATCTGCCATCTTTTTACTCCTCTCCGAATAGTGTTGGCTCGTCTGGTTGAGCTTCTTTGACCATTGCCCTTGCTTCAGATTCCGTCATTCCTTCAAATTTTACAAAATACAGCCATGCCGGAACTTTTCCAGTTGTCACATACTGCCACCATCTTGCACGGTCGTTTTCACGCACATACAGAATGTCTCCAAAATCATAATTGACTTCATAAGCTCCGACAGGTGCAAGCCCGTACAGGTCAGCGTAAACGTTCAATGCGTAGATTACTTCGTCCAGACAGGATTCCAGTTTATCACGAACGTCTTTAATGAACTGCACTGTCCTCTGCTGTTCCGCTTCTACTCCTGTAGCTGTCTGTATACCGCTAGATTCGTTAAATACAAAGTACCCGTTAGAAAATCCGATCTTATATCCCAACTGGCTTAAAATGGCATTTATTCCGCTTATACGGGTATCTGTGTTGAGAATTGGATTGATTTCCTGATAGAACTCTTTCTCATCCTGTCCGAATACGTTCTTGACAAAGTGCGGTAAGTTCATCTCATTACGTCTGTTCTCCATGCCCTGTGGCGACATGGCTGCTACAGGTGTACCGCTTGGCATCAACAGCCTATCATCTGCCAGAACAATCTTCTGAGAATCGAAAATTTCTCCGGCATTGCGGCTGTATGCAATGTCGAGGTCTTTTAACTCTTCGATAGCTTCGGCAAATATTGGCAAACCCAATGGTGCGTTAATATCCACGTTATTCGCCTGTGGTGTCCGTAGAACTCCGTACAGAGGTCCGTCCAACTTCTCCCCGTTCGCCTTAAGAATCGGCGGCGTATCTGCCATTAGGTCAGACCATTTGGTCTGTTTAAGGTCAATCTTGTCTCCGATGCTTTGAGGAGATTTTGATACATAGGCTCTGTTAGAAACATAATACGGATAAGTTGTCACTCCGTCCACTGTTGTCTCAACAAACCTGTGATATTCGAGCCTTGTGTAGTATTTCCGTCCAACAGTATACGAATCTTTAAATATAATCCCTTTAATCTCCTGATTATCGTAATCTACAATCATCACATCTGCCGGAGTGAATACGTCAAGGCTCTCACCGTTTGGCTTAATGAACACTGTTCCGTAAGCACAGCCATATTCTACCCAGTGGCGGATCTGGAAATACACCTTGTCAATCTGCTCCTGTAACCACGTAGCTCTTGCAGAACCGTCTATCTGAATGCCGATCGCCAATGTTGCGAGCCGTGCTGTTTCTGAGCAGACAGATTTAGCAAAATTAATCGTCTTGATGTTATTCTTATCGTCCAACCATTCCGGCACGCCCCTGTAGATGTTCGCACACCGGTTAATCAGCGCTTCCATTTCCGGAAATTCTGCCGCCTGGATGTTAAAGTCCTCTTCGGCTTGTTTTTTGAAAATCATGTTAAACCACCTTTTTAGTGTTGTTATAAGTCCCATTTAATCTACCTTTTAAAATCCATCCATCTTA